AAGTATAACACAACCCTTTGTTAAAGTCACCCAATTTTAAGAAAGGATGTGTTTATTTATGCGTTTACCAAATGGTTTTGGAAGTGTTTATAAGTTATCAGGAAACAGAAGGAAACCTTGGGTTGCAAGGAAGACAACAGGATGGACGTTTGATGAAGAAAAACATAAGTCTTATCCAATCTATGCTTTTGTTGGATATTATAAAAGTAGAAAGGAAGCATTGACCGCCCTTGCAGAATACAACAAAGACCCTTATGATTTACACCACAACACAATCACCTTTGCTGAAGTATTTGAAAAGTGGTCTGAAGTGCATTTTCCAAAGGTGTCAGAATCAAATGTGAAAGGATATAAAGCGTCATTCAGGGCATGTGAGAAATTGCACAACATGAAGTTTGTGGAAATTAAACTTGACCACCTGCAACAGGCAGTTGATGAATCAGGAAAGAACACACCAACACTGAAAAAGATGAAAATCCTGTTTGGTCTGATGTATGACTATGCAGTGATGCATGAAATTGTGACTGCTGATAAAAGGGATATGGTCAGATATGTTGATATCACCAAGGCAGGAAACCCAAATGCATACAATAGAAAACCATTTAGCAAGAAACAGATTGATATGGTTTGGAATGTAAAGGATTCTAATATTTATTATTCTGTTATCCTAATGCTGATTTATACAGGTGTTAGAATTAGTGAATTACTAGATCTAAAAAAGGAAGATGTGCATCTTGATGAAAGATGGTTCTATGTAAGGGAATCAAAGACAAAATCAGGAATAAGAGAAGTTCCAATTGCTGAAAAGATTGTTCCATTCTTCCAATATTGGTTAGATAGGAATTGTGAATATCTGATTTGCACACCTGATGATAAGCATTTTCGTTATAGAAACTACTATGACAGTTATTGGACACCACTGATGGAAGAATTAAAACTTCAGCACCGCCCACATGACACAAGACACACCTGTGTGTCATTGCTTACTGAAGCAGGTGTTGATGAAAGAATCATCAAGAAGATTGTTGGCCATAAAGGACAAGGTGTCACACAAACAGTTTATACACATATTGAATTACCATTCAAACTTGAAGCTATAAATAAGATATAAAATAAAAAAAAAAGACCTGATATAACAAATTGTTACATTAGGTCTTTTATTTTAGAATATATTTATTTTTTTTGTTTCTAGTGTGTTACTAGCATGTTACTATTAGACACAAATTCTTAGATTTTGACAAAAAGAAAAGACCCAAGGAATGTTGAATTTCCTTGGGTTTCTTATTGCTCTCCTCAGCAATAAATTAACGTTTAGATAATTCCAAAATAACTGTGTTCCTTATATTATAAGGCTTTCTGATGTGTTTGTAACTCTTTTGTTACTATCATGTTACTAATGCAAAAGTCTGTTTACTTCTGCTTGAACAGCAGAATCATCCTAATACCATCTTCTTGATGTTTTTTTCTTGACTCTTCCTGTGTTTTATCTTTTTAATTTCTTAGCATATGCAAGTGATTTTTTACCAAACATTCCATTAATCTTTTTAAATCCGCAATGACGCATGAATTCATTTACTGCTTCTACAGTCTCATCTTCATAATCACCATCAGCACCATACTGTTTTAATGGATATCCTGCCCAAATCAATAAGTTCTGAAGTCTTTTTACTTCTAATCCTTTATCACCTTTCTTAAAATATCCTCTTTTTGGTAATTTAGGAAAAACTCCATCATATTTTTTTGGTGCTTTTTTTACAGTATTTACACGTCCACCACTTAAAATTGCTCCAACATGGTGTGCAACTTTATTAAGTATATCACCATTTCTTTGCCACTTTATAATTTTGGTATGATCGCCATTCTTATAGTGCTTTGTAAAGAATGTAAAATCTTTTGGATATTTAGATCTGATATCATCTTCCAATGTTGAAGTCGTATTTAGCGGATTGATCTTCTTAAATCCAGCAACGATAAGACCGCAAGAAACTAGCGATGAGCAATCACATTCACATTTTTTTTCTAGTCTTGTGTAGTTGTAATCTAATCTTTTTAATTCATAATTCAAAGTCCATCTTTCGGATTGGTCATATCCGACTAAAGATGTACTGCAAGCCCACTTCATAAAATTGATAAATTTTTCTCGCTTTTTTTTGTCTTTAATGCGGATGCATACATCCCATCCGCCTTTATAAACATAAGCCTCTTGCGTGGAAATTTCTTTGGCTGTCTGAGATCCAGCCTTACCACCGCTTATTTTCCCACGTTCATCAATTCTAGCACTACCAAAAATCATTTATAAGCCCTCTTTCTCTTCTAATTTTTCTAATTTTTTTTTGAAATAACTTATGCATTGTTTGACATATTACTACCCATTGTCTTTATTTTTTAGATATTCATCAATCATCTTATTCATTTCTTTAATTTTTTCATTTAGGTCATCACTGTCTTCATTGCTAATAATAGAATTTGAGACATTATTGATGACGTTCTCAATTTTTTTAGGGATTGGTACTCCTACCAAATCGAGATTTTCAAGTACAGATACACCTTCCATAAAAGCAATATAGAAACTTACACAGTACAGAATTTCAACTGGTAGCGTTACCGCATAGCATACTACACCGACTGCAACGATAAGCATCATTTCGCCAACTTTTTTTACAATTCCGTTTCTCATTTTTGAGCTTTGCACTTTTTTTGAAGCCCATGCATTAGCAAATCCTGTAATGATATCAATAGCCATCAAAATGGCAGGCAACAAGAAAGACCACCCAAAATTCACATAATGCAATTTTCCAACAATCTTAATAATTTCAATCATCTCCATTTTTCTCCTTTGTACTTAAAAAAAGGCTGTACTTTTAGTACAACCTTTAGATATTTAATTGTGTTGACGACTTATGCCTGACCTGCTAAATCACGACAATCAAGGTCAATCAGAACCTGAATAACCTTGTCCTTGATTCTTGCAGGGACATCATCAATTGTCTTCACACCTTTGATAATAAGTGTTGCATATACGACTGCCATGTTTTCCACTTCCTTTCTAAATAAAATATTTATGATAAGATTGGTTATCAACCTTCATCACCTACTTCAGCAAGTTCAGGATGACCTTCTTTGATCAATTCCTGCCTGACTTCATCTTTGATTCTTGTTGGTACATCATCAATGGTTTTGATTCCCTTGATGATAAGTGTTGCATAAATCTTCACCATGACAATTCACATCCTTTCTATGCTAACATTTCATACACGTCACACAGTGCAACCTGTGTCTGTGTCATCTGTTCTTCAAGACTTGCATTCTTTTCTGCCTGAATCCTGATATATTCATCTTTGTCATACTCTGTCAAAGTGAATTCATACATTGTGACTTCATCATCTGATTCAGGATTCTTCACCTTGATTTCAGTGATATTTTCATAGCTGAAGACCTTTGATTCAGTGATTTCCACATCTTCAGGTTTCACTGTGCTTCTTTGTGTTCCATACTGTTTCATGCTACTTTTCCACCTTTCTTGACATTCAATTCATAATATTTAGTTGCATATGGAATCAATGGTTCAACATATTTCTGTGTCAGTCTGAAACAATTTCCATGCTTAGTCCAACCTTTGTAAGAATTTATTGAACACCATTCTGAATAGTTCATCATGTTCCCTGATTCAACTTTCTTCTTTATCTTTACCATTTTCTTCTTCATGTCTTTACAGGTCTGCTTTCTTAGTAACACATAGGAAACAAACACTCTATAACCAAGGTAATCAATACCCCTGACATAAGTTGGAAACACTTGATAATTCTTCTTGATTTTTAACTTCATATTTTTATGAAAGTATTCATTGATTTCATTCAGCAACTGATGCAGTTCTTTCTTAGTTCTTGCAAGAATTACAATGTCATCCATGTATCTGAAGTAGTATTTGACATGCTTGACTTCTTTTATCCAATGATCAAAATCACTAAAGTAATAATTCCCACTATACTGCGACAGATAGTTTCCAATTGGAATCCCTGTGTTTGGGTCAATGTCTTCATCTAGCAACCATATTGAAACAAGGTCTTCATCTTCTGCTGTATTGATTGAATCAATGATTTCATCAAGAATCCAAAGAAGGTCATTGTCTTTGAACATCTTTCTGTATTTCTGTTTCAGAATGTCATGATTCACTGATTGATAATAATGTCTTGCATCTATCTTCAAACAATATTGACAGTTTGGAACATCATGTTGAACTGCTTTCATTACTCTGCTAAGTCCTTTATGAATTCCCCTGTCAGGTATTGCTGAAAAGGTATCAGAAATAAGGTGCTTGATTAAATATGGTTCAATTACCTGCAAGATTGCCCACTGTGCGACCCTGTCAGGAAAATAAGGAAGTTTATAAATCTTTCTTGTCTTCCCATGCTCATTTTTATAGAACACTTCATATTCAGATGTATGATAGGTTTTATTTATCAGCATGTCCTGCAATTCCTTCAGGTACTTGTCAGGATCAGAATCAATCATTTGTACTTCTGCATACCATCCTTTCCCTTTCCTTGCATGTTGGTGTGCCAACTTCAAATTTTTCATATCATAAATCTTTTTATATAAATGTCCATAACGCTTCATATATAATCACAACCACCAATTCTTTCTGTCATTTTTGTATGCGTGTTTCTGATTCTTCAACTTCCTTTCAGGATTTACCAAAACAGATTTATTCCATGTGCTGTCATCAATGAATGACAGGCTTTTGTGTTTTGCCAAGTGGCAGGGTCAAGTAATTTCCACAATTTTTTATATGAAAACAGACAGCCCTTTTGGACTGCCTGAAATCAACCACGCATTTACTAAGTGACTGCTGATATTACGATTACGATTCCCAACACTGTTATTCAAATTCCAATAGAAACTACCTGCATTAGAACCATTATTCCAATTACTGCCTAATTGAGTAATCTTGAAAATGTTTTTATTGTGTACAGATATAACAACAAGGTGGAAGATGTTGCCATCAACAATTACCTAACCCATATATTTAATTAAACAGTGACTGTTGGTACATACACCAAGCGACCGCCGACATCACGATAACGATCCCCAACACCGTCATTCAAACTCCAACAGAAACCACCCGCATAAGAACCATAATTCCAACTACCGCCCAATAGAGCAATCCTATATCCATTTAGGTTTTCAGTGATATAAGTATAATCACCAACAGGCAATGAACTGTTCCCAAGGCATTCAGATGCCATGAATAACCAGTCATACTTAGTAGAATATCCCATTGCTGAAATATATCCACTTGCTTTTGTGACTGTGAATCCTGCACCTTCATAGTTGTCTGTGTTCTTTCCTTCAGCATAATTGAAGTCTGAACAGATGTAAGCCATACCACCTGCCATCTTTCCATTACCCCAAATATTTACACCATAGACAAACTTCCAAATGTTACCCCAAAAGTTCTCAACACCACGATAACAAATAGAAGTTTTTCCATCTACTGTGTTTTCTGTTGCAACACCACCTTCATATGTAGTTGTTTCTGTTGCTCTGCCTGTGCCATTACCAAGTGAAGCTGTTGAACCTGTTGCACCTGCATAAGAACTTGTTGTGTCAGAACCTGTTGTATAAGGAAGATTGACAACACCCTGACCAATAGCGGTTTGAAGGTTCATCATTCCCATTTCAACAATCATCAGCAACTGTTCCATAGATGCTGTTTTGATTCCAAAGGAATGCCAACCTTCACCCCTATTCTTTGCCATCTGTTCAATGTTTGGTCTTGTCAGGTTCTGTGATACACCTGTTGCAGGTCTTGCACCTGCAATGGAACTGAACTTGTCTTCAGAAGCATCCATGACCTGTTCATCATTCAGCATATAAGCATTTGCAGATGTGTCATAGATACATCCTTCATATGCTGACATAAGGATATAATCAACTTCATTTCCATTCTTATCATAGAATGCAGGATGAAGTTTGAATCCAGCCCTTTGTTTTTCACTGACATAGTAGTTTGCTTTTCTTAAATGATAACCATAGCCTGTTTCCTGTCTGTCATATTCAAGTGGACACACAAGATAATAGAACTTAGGCTGATATACCATGACCTGACCATTTGAACCATCTTCTGTGTAATTTTCATCACCATAGTAAGCGTTGATTGTTCCACCATCCGACACATTGCATCTTTTTCTTCCACCATACATGCTGAACTTGTCAAAGTCTGCACCTGCTGTCAGATTCTTTGCACCTGCTATTCTTGTACAGGTCTTGTTCTTATAGTCCATAGTGATACCAAGAACATCTTCTGTTTCAATCATTCCAAGATATGCTCTGATATCTGTTACACCTGACAGAATTTCCTGTGCATTGAAGTCTTCACTTCTTAATGCATCAAGGTTTGCTTTTGCTGAAACATTTTCAGCAGTAAGCTGATCGAAGACATTGGTTGCACTTTTAGTTGCATTCTGAAGGTTTGTCTGTGCTGTTGATGCCTGTGCAATAACACCTGACAAAGATGACTGTGCAGACTGTGCCGAACTAATAACTGCATTCAATTCACTTCTTGCATCGGTTGCATTACTGATTGCAGTATCAAGATTGTTCTTTACAGTGTTACCTGTTGATGTACTTGTATCAAGATTTGATTTAGCTGTATTTGCGTTGCTGATTGCAGTATCAAGTGCAGATTTAGCACTGTTTGCTGAACTGATGGAAGAATCAAGATTCTTCTTTACATCATTTGCAGATGCTGTTGCAGTCTGTGCAGTTGATGTTGCTGACTTCAGTGTGCTTTCAGCATTGTTTGCTGAAGTAGTTGCAGAAACTAAGTTGGTTCTTGCTGTGTTTGCTGAAGTAGTTGCATTGATAAGTTCAGACTTTGTCGTGTTTGCTGAAGTAGTTGCATTGATAAGTGCTGTTGTTGCATCTTGTGCTGAAGCAACCTTTGTATCAAATTCTGAAACAGCTTCATCAACATCATCCTTGGAAGCAACAATCTGATTCTTGATGTCCTGATAACTGTTATTATCATCATTGACTTTATTCAGTGCATTGATGATTGAACTTCTGACTTCTTCACCATACACAGCATTTGCAATTTCATCTGTATAGGGTTTAATGTTTGCCATTATTCTTCACCTTCCTTTTCATCTTCTTCATTTTTCTGATTTTCTTTATTCATACTTGCATAGTCAGATGCTAATTCAAGATTCTTCTGTTTTCTGACTTCTGCAAGAATATCTGACAGAATTCCTTCTATCAGATAAGCAGGAAGATTTGATTCCTGAATAACTTTATTCACAGAATCATTCATTCTGATTTTTGTATTTTCTAATAAGACAGATAATGGTATATTCATTTTTCTTCTAACCTTTCCAATCTTTCAATAACTTCTTGTAATGCTTTTGTAATGACAGGGATGATTGCAGTTTCATCAATCTGATAATTGTCACCTGTGTACTGTCCTTTTTCATCATGTTGTGCAATCTTTATTACATAACTTTGATTCAACTTTTCCATTTCTTGTGCAATGTAACCACAATCAACATGATAATCTTTATTCTTCCAATCAAAGGAATAATGTGGGATTTTCATAATTTCATCAATTCCACTGATTTCAGAATCAATAATGTTTTTCTTCATCTTTTTATCAGATGCCCATGCTGTCAATCCATAAGCACCAAATAATGTCTGAATTTCAACGTAAGCTGATGACATCATATTCCAAATAAATCTGAATTTATTACATCCATTCGAAACAGGTAAATTCCATACATCACCATTAGTAGTAGTAAAACAGATTGGTGAAAACATGGAGTCAAGAATTGATGATGTTGTACCAACAACAAGTGTTCCACCTTGATGTCCAAAAATGTCTGTGTATTTGTTCGCTTCAATTCTAAGACCTGAAGCGTTCAAATCAATCTTGCATCCATTATAATCTGTAATGTTGATTGTAGAACCTGTGATTGTAGAACCTGTGATGTTCCCTGTGAATGATCCATCTTTTGCAACAATGCTTCCATCTCTAAGTACTTGGAAGTTTTCATTTGCAGTCACAAGACCTTCAAGTTTTATCTTGGAAGCCTTGATTGCAACTTCTTCAGCAGATTGATTGATTGAACTGATTACTTCAGAATAACCAACCTTTTTATTCACTTCTGAATTGATTGCATTGGTTGTAACTTCAATTTGTGCTGATGTAGAATAAGATTTCAGTGCTTCTGAAATCAATCCTGAAGCTGTTTCTTTCGCTGATAGCTTGATTGAATTTGCAGATTGATTGATTGCTGTTTCAACTTCTGTCTTTGTCCAATACTTCTTCAATTCTTCCTGAACATTATTTTCAACATCTTCTTTTGCATCAGTGATTTGTCTTTCAACTGACGTTTTGTATTCTGTTGAAATGTGTTCTGCTTTAATTGCTTCACCTGCAATCAATGTTCCAAGAATCTGACCATCCATTGTCATGGCAAGTTCATAACTTCCTTTGTAGCCTGTCTTGGAATATCCAAGACCATTCAGGTTCCATCGCCAAACACGGTTAGCAGTATTCTTATCATTTGTGTCCATGATAAGAAGTTCATCTGCATTATCACCAAGAACAACATGACCATTGGTTGCTGTTTTGATAAGTTCAGAAGCATTCTTCTTTGCTTCTTCAAGGATTTCAGACTCCTTTGGAAGTTTTTCAATCTTATTTTTAATTGAAGTCATATTTGATTCTGTCTTGGTTGATAAGCTAGTCTTGGAATAAGATGTCCCAAGGGTCAATTTATTGTTTGATGGTTTATCCAGATAAATTGTCATTTCTGACACAGGGAAAAATCTATCAAGACCATTAGGTGTTGATGTGACTCTGATTCTGTCAAGGACTTTGATTCTTTCCATGTCCACATGAAGCATGTGAAGATCAACAGCAGATACTGTCAATGTAATCTGTGCAAACTGAATATCTGACAGATATTCCTTTCCTTTTCTTAGAAGGTTATCTGCAACATGAACATCATCCCATTTGACTGTTTTGAATATCCATCCATAGTTTTTGACTGCTTCCTGTGAATACACATAATCAACACCACCATTGACATCTTTGATTGTCAGATAAGCATCAAGACCTTCAACTTCCGTAACATTTTCAAGTCTTGCACCAAGTGGGATGACTGCTGTGACAATATCAGAAGCAACCATATCATGTGTAAAGTCCAATAAGTTTGAACCAAATTTAATTACTTGTGTGTTTGTGTTAGGATAATCAGCAAGATAATCAAGGTATCTGACACCATTTTCTTTTCTGATTCTTAAATATCCACCATAGGTTCCCAATAGGTCTGTCTTGATAACTTCCAATGTTGATTCCCAATTGGTATATTTGTAAACATAATCATTGTTATCTTTAACAGTGACTGCACCAACTGTAAAGGTTTTATCAATGCCCTGATTCTTTACCTGCTGATTATGAATGTTTACCAAGGTTTCAAGATAACCCCTGACTGTCAATCCCTGATATTTAGCAGGTCTTTGAATTGAATCATTGAAATATGCAAGTTCACCTTCACAGATGACTTTTTTTCTGTTGTATAAATCTTTTGTAATTTCCACAACCCTTCCACAAAAGATTTCTTCATCACCATCATAAGCAGTGATAACTGAAGTCAATTCATTGACTTCTTCATAGTGTGGATGTTTTGGAAGAATACTAAATTCAAAAGACCCTGCTGTGTTTTCCCCAATCTTTACAGTTGGGGAAATCAAAACAAGGTCTTCATCCCTTAAGTCATACAAAGGAGCATCATTACAATATACAAGATACATTTATAACGCACCCCCTTGATATTCAATTTTGACTGTTCCATTTCCTTCAAATGTCACATAATTTGTTCCATATTTAAGCCTGATTCCAAGAACTTGTGTCTTTCCTTTTGGAAGGTTATATGTAACACCATCAAATGTAACAGTCATTGCTGTTGAACAGGTGAAAGTTGGTGATACAATCTTTCTTTGATTTTGCAAGTTGATCTGCAATGAACCATTGACTGTTACTGCATTCACCCTGATGAAACCATTCTGAAAACTGAATGTGTCCCACAACCATTTTTCACCATTTCCATTTATATCAAGCCTGTAAGGTTCACATTCAGCATCAATTGTGATAGTACATAACCTTTTGGAAGTCTTGAATGAATTGATTTTGCACCTGCCTGTGTAATAATAGGCAGGGTCAAAATCCATCTGAATTCTTAACTTCTTACCATGAAGGTAATTTGCAACATCAGCAACTGTTGATGCCCAATATTTGTTCCCTTTCAGAATCGTAAAAGTAAACTGAAGTTTTCGTGTTTTGTACTTGATATCATCATTTAAGACTTCCGACAAGTCAATGACACCATCAGCACCAATCACATCAACTTCTTCTAACTTTGGTTCAGGAAAGCCAATATCCTTTTCAGTAAGAATTAGACCAAAGTCAGTATATGAATTTTTAGTTCCAAACGTCACTGTCTGCATTATTGTCTTTCCTTTCTTTTTATAATCTTACCAAGTTCTTCATCCATTGCAGGTGCTGTTTCTGCAACCAATGCACCTGTGTCAAGAATCAATTGACCTTTGAATTCAGGGAACCATTCTTCAAAGATTGCAAATAACTGTTCAAACCAATCATTCAAGGCTTTTACAATTAAGTTGTCATGATGACCAACTGCATCCTGAATGTCATTCATCAGATTGCTATGTCCATACATTATTTCATCACCTGATTCACCTGCACCCTTTGCAGTGCCTGTAACAGGATTCACATCAAACAATGTTGGTTGTGTGAACATGAATGGTGTGTCCATAGCTTTTTTGTACCAGCTAATTCCAAATGATGGAACTGATGGTGGTGTTAAACTGAATTTCCCACTAATTGATATATGTGGAAGTTTCAATTTTGGTAGTGACCAACTGAAATTCATGAATGATTTAATCTTCTTTATTGCACCTGAAACAACAGATTTACATCCACTCCAAATATTTGTGAATGAAGATTTGATTCCATTCAATACACCTGTCACAGTTGATTTTGCACCATTCATTCCATTTGAAATAGTGGACTTAATGCCATTTACAACTGAAGACACAGTTGACTTGATTCCATTCCAAATATTTGTGAATGAAGATTTGATTCCATTCAAGATACTTGTGATTGTTGATTTGATTGCATTAAAGACAGATGAAATAGTAGATTTAATGCCATTTATAACTGTTGTTACAACAGATTTAATTGCATTCCAAATTGTAGAAAATACAGACTTGATTGCATTCAGTGTTGTGCTGATGAATGATTTGATTGCATTAAAGACAGATGAAATCACTGACTTAATGCCATTCCATACTGTCTGAACAATTCCTTTGATTGCATTCCAAACTGTTGTGAATATTGTTTTCACAACATTCAGACCAAGCTGAATGATAGATTTTATAAGTTTAATTCCTGCTGAAATCAAATTCTTGATTGCATCCCACACTGTTGACACAATGTTTTTAATACCATCCCACACACCTGACCAATCACCTTTGATTAGTGCTGTTACTGTTTGAATGACTGCCTGAATAATCTTCAGTGCTGAATCAACAAATGTGCTGATAAAATTGAATGCATTTGTTACTACATTGATAATATCCTGACCCCAAGCATCCCAAGCCTGTTTAACAATCTGAATGAATGCTGAAATCAATTCTTTCACTGCTTCAATAACAGTGCTGATTGTTTCTTTGATGGTTGCCCATGCTGACTGAACAGTGTTTCTGAAGCCCTCATTGGTGTTGTACAATGTAACAAAGATTGCAATCAATGCAGTGATTGCCACAACCACCAATCCAATAGGACTTGTGATTGCACCAAAGACACCTGACAGACCACCAACAGAACCTGACAGTGATGATATGGTTGATATAGCTGTTCCAATCTTATTAACCATTGAACCAATACCACTGATGATTTTTCCACCAATAATCAAAACAGGTGAAGCAACTGCACCAATTCCCATTGCCGTTGCAATTATGGTTTTGGTGTTTTCATTAAGACTACTGAACCATGTTGTTGCCTTTTCAACAACCCCACACACTTTTTCAAGTGTTGGTGCTAAAGCACCAATGAATGCAGTACCTAATTCAATACCGCTATTCTTAATCCGATTGATTGCTTTGTGTGCTTTGACAGATGGTGTTTCTAATTTTTCCAATGCATTACCAACATCATTTGTATTAGATCCCATTGTTTTAACTGTTTTGTTGAATTCATCAACACCACCATTCAGGATTGCAAGACCTGCCTTTCCTGCTTCAGCAGATGACCATAATTCATTGTAGGCAATACCATTTTCATCTGCATACTGCTTTGTGATTTGAAGAACATCAGCAAGTGACATTCCATGTTTCATACAGTCTTGGAATGACATACCTGTTTTCTGTTTGATGATTCCACCAAGTTTAGTTCCTGAATCACCAAGTTCATTCAACATACTATTCATGTATGTTGTTGCTTCTGCGGTGGCAATACCTTGTTTTGTCAGTGATACATAACCAGATGTCAGGTTGTCAATGTTTACACCCATTGAAGAAGCTGTTGGAATAATTTTACCCATTGAAGATGCAAGTTCATCAACGGTTGTTTTACCAAGGTTCTGTGTTCTTACAAGTTTGTTTGCTATTTGATCAGCACTTCCTGCTGATTTACCGTAAGCGTTCATTACTGTTGTCAACACATCCACCGCTGTTGTTGTACTTGTGAAACCTGCTTTTGCAAGGTTTCCTGCTGTTTCAACGAACTTTCCAACCTTGTCTACACTCTGACCTGCTGACAGTGCCTGATATCCTGCTTCAGCAAGTTCTGATGCAGATATACCTGTTTTATTGGATAGGGTCAAGAATTCCTTGGATAAGTTAGTAACTGACGTTTTGGAAGTATCAAACAAAGTTGACATCTTAGCCATGCCATTTTGAAAGTCAGAAGCTGACTTTGTTGAAGTAGTCAGTGCAGTTGCAAGAACTGCTGACACAGGTGCAATTGCTATTCCAAGATTTGTGATTTTAGTTCCTGCTGTTTCCATAGCAGAACCAATCTTGGTTGCAAGATTCTGTGCTTTTGTATTGGTTTCATCAATCTGACTGTTTGCTTCATTGTTATTGATGAAAATACTTCCAACAAGTTTAAACAAATCCATAATTCAATTAACCCCCTTTCTTTTCTATTTCAAAATTTTGCATGATTTTATAAGAATCTTTTATGGTTGCTTCAAGCTGTTCTTTTGTTGGTCTTTCACCCTTTGGTTTGTTACCAATTTTCAAATCATGCTTGAACTCTTCAAATGTTCTTTCATCCCAAGGTGGCACTTTGTGAATATAAAATTCCCAAAGTTCATTGTGCTGTTGTTTTTCATCAAAGACTTCCAAGAAGTCCATCAATTGTCCTGCACCGATCACCTTATCAAGCAAAATAAATGGACTTGCATATTCTCTAAATAGCAAGTCCATAAAAGTAAGATGGTTTACTTGAATAATTTTGAAACAACCTTGAAAAAATCCTTGAATTCCTGTTTCTGAACAACAGCAACAATCATTTCAGTGAAAGTTACCATATCAAGGTTTCCAATTTCCTTGACTGTCATTCCTGACAGACCTGAAAGAAAAGTGTAAATTTCATTTTTGCAGGATGGAAGGTTCTTCATGATGATAGAAACAATTTCCATTACAACAGATGCACCAAGCAGTGTTGTAGCATCTGTGTTTTCATCTTCATCATCCTTCTGACTAATCATTGACTTCATGTCCTTGATTTTATCAGGTGTAATAATTTCTTTTAAATCCTTAAAACCAATCTTTGAAAGAATCGCAAACATTGGGAATAAGTCATCAGATTTCAGTGTTCTAAGTTCAAATTCCATTATTCTTCACCCACTTTTTTTCTTGTTCTCTTTGCAGGTTCTTTGTCTTCCTGCACTTCAATCAGGTGTTTTGAAACTTTCATGATTTCAGAAATTCTTTTGTCATCAGCTTCAAACACTTCACCAATCTTGTGAAGTTTTCCTGTGTATCTGTCATTGAATTCATTTATAACCTTTACTTTTGCCATTGTTTAAAACCGTCCTTTCTAATTATGCAAGTGTTTTTGGATAATAAATGTGGTAAGGAAGAGTGTCAAGATCAGAATCAAGATCTGAATGACATGCAAATGTATATGTTCCAACCCCTTCTTTTTTATTTTCACCACTTGATTCAAGTCCACTTGTACAAAGTGCATTGTCCATAATAACAATGATATTTTTACCGCCTAACGTCTTACCAACAAAAGCAATATTCTGAAGATAATCACCATCTTCAATATCTGCCTTTGATTCAATTAGGTCATAATCGGTATCTTGAGAAGTCCCTTCAACACCAATGATTGCTGATTTGATAATGTCCTTTGTGATTTCAAGAAAATTGATTTCCATTTCAGCAGTTTCACCTGTCTTGACTTTAAGACCCTTCACTGCGACCATTGCACCATCAGCTTCAATGTCTGCAAATTCAGGTGTGATCGTAATCTTAGAACCACCCTGTGTTGCACCCATAATTGAATTTTCAAAATTCCATTTGTGGGAACTTTCATCATAAGTCACATTCTTATGAATCGTACCTGCACCAAACAAAATCTTTTTAGGTGTGTCAGATGTCACACCTGTTTTTCCAAACTTTGCCATGTTTTACACCTTCCATTCTTTTATTCTTAATGTTATCTCTAATCTATGAATACCAAATTCAACTGAAGGAACAGGATATGCTGTCACATACATGATCGCAATTCCTGAACCACTTTCCATGATGTCTGTTATTCCATCACATCCGAGTGTGTCCTTCAGTAATTCCTTCACAGTTTCAAGATTCAGAAAATTTCCTTTTGTGTTACCTGTCAGAATGAAATTACATTCTTCCATTCCATCTTCATTCAATGGTTCTATTTCCTGATATTCACCAACCCAATATGTTTCAGGAATATCAGAAGTCCATTTCATGAATTCATAGGGAATGTTTAATGATTCTAACAGATTGCTTATATAATTAAGACCTTCAATTGTCATTATCAAACACCCCCAAAATATCTTTCAGCAACAGACTGAATCTTTCCTTCTGTTGCACTAAACGCTTTATACAAAGGTCTGTTTGCTGTTTTACCATTGGTATAATAAGCATTCAGTCCTTTCTTTCTCATAATAGCAACAACTCTTTTTGCTTCTTCCTTGGTGTATGTCTTCCCACCTTTTGGTGCTTGTGGTTTTCCACCTGTGTCAACAAAGACCCAATAACCTTTTCTGCCATCACCATTGATTGCATGTTCACCTGTTCCAAATTCTTCATAGATTGCATTCCAATAATCTGAACCAATGTGAACTGCAAGTTCACTTTCATCAACCTTGTATTGATAAGAACCTGCTGTCTGTGATGTCTTTCTTCTGCTGTTTCTTTGTGCCTGTGACCTGATTTCACCACCAATTTCATGAAGAAAAGCAATTGCTTTATCTTTCAGTGCTGTTTTCACATTCACTGAATAACTATGGAATTCTACATTCTTAGACACCTAAACCACCCCCAACATATTGAAGCATGATTTCCAAGTGCTGATGCATTCCCATAGGGTCATCAATCATTAAGATGTGGTATTCAACCCCATCAATAATCATTCTTGCATTTTCAGATGTTGCATCAATCTTTGTTTCATCCTGTTTAGACTGAATCACACCTGTTTTCAGATTAAATGGATTCCAAACCCATTTCTTTGAAAGATTTCTGAAGGATTTGAAATCACAGATGAAAATATGTGTGGATGATTGCACCTTTGCACTGTATTCACTAATGTCATTCTGACCATTGGATAAGTCCAACCAACCCCTCAGTGATGTGACATCCATCCACACATGTTCCTTTTCACCAATGATGTTCTTTGTTCCTTCATCTTTCACTTGAATCAATGCAATTGTATTTCCACCAACTGAAATCATCAGAATCTTGCTTTCATGTAAGGTTTTAAAAAACCAAGCAGGGAAACAGGATATCCCATCACTTGGTTATTTGCATCATAATCAACATAGGTCACAGAATGTCTTGACAGTGATTCAGATTTGATTCCAACCTTATCACGCATATTAACTTCATACTTCAGAAGATTGATGATTCCAACCTGAATATCTTCAGGATAGACAACTTTTGTGACCATGTTGGAATCAACAGTGAACACTTCTTTGTCAAGTCTTATGAAGTCCTTACCAACTTCAGTGACAACATACAGTCCATCATTCACTTCTGATTCTGAAATCTGAATGGTGTTACCCACTCTAATGAATGGATGACCACCAAAGATTCTGTCACCAAGACTGTTTCCTATGAATCTGATGCTTCTGTTCTGAAAATTGTTATTGGTGTACTTCCTGATAAGAAGTTCCAATGCATTCAGCTTCTTTTGAAGAATCTTTGTGTCCTGCCCTATAAAATCAGGCATGGACACAATATCATCAACTGATATAATCATCAGATTCACCGCCTTTCTTTACCTAGGCAGTAGGTGTAGATGCATCACCCTTAAATTTTGCAACAACAAGTTTAGATGCATTTGTTACTGCAACACCATAATACTTAGAAGCTGTGATATCATGCTTCTGTTTCTTAGGAAACCACTCATGATCAACCTGTGTATCTTTCTTTAAGAAAATAGTTAATGCAGGAAGTTCATCTTCTGTGTACTCTGTTTCAGCAGAATCAGGCTCAAGTTTAATGATAGGATTTAACCAACAGTTGGTTGTTTCTTCCTGCTTTACTTTCTTGGATTTTTTAATCCAGCAACCTGCAATCTTACCAATAGCACCATTGACTGCAACACCTGCTTCAAACTTATCAGCAGAAATAAAATCTTCATCAGTAAGCAGTGCTTTTTCCTGTTTTGGATGGATGAACATAACCTTTTCAATTCCATCTTCTTCATCTTCAAATTTAGTTACTGCATCAACAATTCCATCATAGTTGACATAATTTTCTTTTTCATCAGCAGTAATGCATTTATCCTCGGATGCTTTCATCTTTGCATAGATAGCATCAATAAGGTCATTGTCTACTTTGTTGACAATAGATTTTGCTAACTGTAAAGTTGCCTGACCAATCGGATTTCCAAGACCACTGTTGATTGCAGTCTGTAAGATAGAAACAGCCTTCATTGCACACTTAATTGTGAATGTTGTGCTTCCTGCTGTCAGATTTGTTGTTTCAACTTCAGCATTTGTGTCAGATGCCTTTTCGACATCAAAGTCTTCAGCATCACCAATGTAATTCCAAGAAGGCACTGTGATTGTGTCACCTGCTGTTCCCTGTAGATCTGTGTTTACATGTGCATATGGTGTAATCTTGCACTGTGCTTCAATCTTTGCTTCAATCATGTCAGACATGACTTCAGGATTGATAATATTAGATAATTTAGTTGTTGTATTTGGCATAATTTTTCACCTTTTAACCTTTCTTAATTGCTTGATAATTCTTTGTATAATTCAGGATTTTCATTGAACAGCTTATTTCTTGCCTGATATCCCATTTTGTTGAACTCTTCCTTTGTGACTGTGTCTTTCTGTTCAGGCTTTTCAAGTTTCTTTTCTTCAATCTTCTTTGTGGAAGTTGATTCAAACTGATTTGGGAACTGTGTTTTCAGTCCTTTCAGCTTATCATCAAGACCTTTCACCTGACCATCTTCACCAAGTTCAGCTTTCCAATCATTGTCATGATTCATTTTATAAATTAGATAATCAATGTCGGTTGCTTTTGCACCTGCTGAAAGAAGACCAATCTTCAATGCAGATTCTGTTTTTGCTTCAACAAGTTCTTCCTGCTGTTTCTGAATAGTTTTTTCATACTCTGTAATTTTTGTCTGCACATCTTCCTGACCTTCAGTTGCTTTCTGAAGTTCTGCAATCAGCTCCTGTGATTTTGCATCCTTCGCAACCAGTGCATCATGATCAGTCTTTAATTTTCCATATCTAACATCAAGATTTTCTTCTGATGCAGTATAAATTTTGTTCTCTTTCATAGCATCAAGAATTCCTTTGACCTGTTCATCAGTCAAGTTCTGTGCTTTCAATAATTCCTGTAATGTCATTGCTATATTCCTTCCTTTCACATTTACAATTTTTACAAGTTATGTCTTGAATGTGACTGTCAGTCACTGATGTTTTACATGGTCACCCATGAAAATGACATAAAAATAAAGCAGTTTAGTGTCTTACTTAGGACATAATAAAAACCCCCTGTTTCCAAGGTGTTTTTAATTACTGTGTTCTATCTTTGAAGAATTCCTTCCAATATGGATTTTCATCATCAAAGATTTTCTTTTGTTCTGATGTCAATGCGTGTGGGTAATCTCTGAACATGTTGAATTCAGTCTTCTTATCAAAAGAAAACACCCATTCACCTTTTACTTCATGATTGTCCAACCACCATATCTTGTCATCAGGGTTGTTCTTATACCATTTACTTGATTGTTCCATATTCTCCCTTCTTCTGTTCTGAATCAGATGTGTTGATGTAACCAAGTAAGGATTTGAAATCATCTGTATCAAAATTACTATCATCAATGTCAATCATGAAGTCCATCATTCCACCATAAAATTTTGTGTCTTTAGATGTTCCAAATCTTGTGTGTAATGTGTATCTAGGATTCCCATCAAAGTTTGTCCATCCTGACTTTGATGGCGATTGTAGTTCTAAATACTGAAGAACACCTTCATCAGTCTTCCTGACAATGGATGCATGTTTTCCAACACACAAATAATATTCTTTGCCTTGTTCCACCATCTTCAAAAGTCTATTCCCAACAGTGCTTGAACATTTTCCTTGTGCTTTTAGGGTTTTGATTCCCTCACATTGTGATAACTTCACCAAGTTGGAACCGTTTGAAAAGAATTCCTGACTTTTGTTGCCCCTAAAATCAAGAACATCCCATCCTTGTTTCTGTCCAATGTAAGCAAGAGCAACAGATGCACATGAACCTGATGTATTGTCACCACCTGAAAGACTCTTGATGATTTCTTCATTAGACAACTGTTTTGTGTGATTCCTTACAGGGTTATATGCAACCTTCATTTCATTTAATTTAGTCAATAATGCATCATAATGTGCATCTGAAGATTTAACAGGCACATTAAGAACATCTTTCAATTTCATTGTATCAGCGTTACTTGGTAACTTCAAATACCTCTTTTTGAAGTCTTCAAACGACTCTGATTTGTCAAGCCCGAAATATTCAGCTCTGTCCTGAAGGGTTTTCAGTTCAGCTTCATCCAATGCCCATTTTGCCCTTTGAAGAAGCTGACATCTGCAATTGCAGACATT